TCATAAGCAGTACGGAAGTCAGCTGTCTTACCAACTTGTACAACACTGACATCATCAGGTCTACCCTGAACGATGGCACCGTTACCTGCTTGAGCAAGAGTTTGTGGTTTCGTTGTGCTGCTAGGAGACACAAGGAACACCACCTTGGCAGCAGCAGAGCTGCCTTCAACGAGGGCTTGAGACAGTCCCTCAAGAGCACGTAGGTCACCGAGGTATTCCTCAACACGACCACGCCCATACATTTCACCGTCAACGGTGTTGAATCGCAAGACTAGCCACGGCGAAGCATTCTTCGGTGCTGTGCTACGGCTGTTAGGAATGATCTTATCGAAAGCTTCCTGATGCCAGACCCAGCGTCCAGACTTCTCGTCGAGTTTCACGTAGGTGTACACCTCAACGTCATCTTGCTGTGAACCTATTTTGATTCCGTCATTGCCAGGAGCGTTAGGCTTCGGTTCAATGGTACCTATGTCTAGCTCCGACCGGTCAATGAGTTCTTTAGTAATGATCTCTAGCAGGTTGCCATCACCGTCACGGTTAACCACGTAACGATTAAGAGGGTAGCTCTTGAGACCATCCTTTGCCATGTAGACGAGCGAATTGCCACTAACAATCAGTTGTTTGATTGCTTGGTTCAAGACAACACGGTCACCTGAGGCATTGATGAAGTCCATGATCGTCCGTTCAATCTTTGAGAACGAGAGATCAAGTTCACTTCTAATTTCAGGTGGCACGCCTTCACCTAGTTTATCATCCCGCACTTGCAGTTTGAAGAAAGCAACTTGCGGAGGTAGCAACGCCAGCATCAGTTTAGATGCCAGCGTCACCACACCCTTGGCTCCAATGGATTGCCATGGAGTACGCAAGTTCTTATGACTCTCATTATATGAGTGGTCATCCTTAATCAAATACGGGAGGGTAAGTTTAGCGCACTCAACTGCAACATCAAGAAACTCAGTACGTGTAGTAAAAAGTTCTTGGTATCGAGCACGTGCGCTAATCACAGGTTCAGACCTCCAACACCTTTATCACTACCAGCTTGATTCAAACCAACGTTCAAGCTAGAACGACGACGGTCAAGGGTAGATGCCTTACGACCAGTGCTGGTACCTGCTGCACGAATGGCAACAGCTTCACGGTTACTAGTCAAAGGCTTAGCAGGTGCAGCGGTAGTAGGCGGCGGCGGTGGTTGGACCGCACGTTGTAAGGGAGGAACAGCTACAACAGGTTGTAGATTCTGCTGGCTCCCGCCTCCGAAACACATTAGTTTTCCTCCAGTTGTTGTTGAAAATAATCGAGCACGGATTGTTGTCCGGCTTTATACATAATCTCTTCGATAGTATCACCTGGCTTGGGTGGAGGAGCACCAAAGTAAGACTGCATATCTGCTAGCATCTTATTCAGGCGTTCATTATGTAGCTTAAGCGTACTGAGGGAGATTGACATTAGAATGTTCAAAGAAGGCAGGCATCCGCGCACTTCTGGTGGCAGAAAGTTCGGGTGCTATGCCCTGATACATTAGGTTATCGCTGGAATCCAGCCAAAATTTTTTGTCTAAAAACTTATTGGTCCCTCCGACCTTCAGAGGTTCGAGAACCCAGTTGATAGTTGCTTTACGCAGCTTGTCAAGGGAAGGAGACCAATCAAGCCCTAGTTCTTTGCAGACCAAGGAATTAGCCGCGACATGAACTTGCTCATCCCGCGAGATGTCGGCGCTGACTGTCCGCAATCCAGCATCACCGTTGAAACGGAAAAAAGGGAGGAGCACGAAGAAAATTGCACGCTCGGCAACCATTGCTTTGAGGATTGTGTGATCTGGATGCGCAATCCAGGCGTCGCGGAGGCGGAGGGCTTCCCTCTCAGCCTTTTCATCCACGCCGATAGCGTTGGCGATGTAACCCAACGCGAGGTCGTGGTTCTCTTCGTCGCGGATGTTTGATCGAAGGAGGTCCACACTTGCTTTCGGAACTTCATTTTTAAGGGCATCAGTGATAAAGTCACCGACAGGAAGCTCCATATGTCGAATAGCAAGGGCACGGTAGATCGTCTCTTCCGCACCCTCTGCAAGCTTGCCAGCGGTGGTTTGGACAGGTGTCCATTTGCGCTTACGCGCTAGTAGTTTTTCGTAGGGATTCATTCTGCGCAGTCACACTGTGGTTCTAAATCGTTGATAAGAGAATCCAAGTATGAAGTAACGTCGTCTTCGTCAAGCGCAGCATATGCGTTCGTCTTGTCTTGTACGTCACCCATAACTTGGAGCGAATAATAAAGGGAGGTCTGCGGAGAGGCTAACCACTCTTCGATAAAGGCTTCATTGTAGGTGACAACATCACTCCACGAATTAAAACTATAGCCATGAAGAAGTCCCGTGGCATCCAACATCGTCATGATGCCATCAGCCACTGCTTTGTAATCATCCCAGCCTACTTCAGATGCGATTTCCACATCGCCGTAGTCATAGGACTGAACACCAAAGGTACCGCTATCACGGTCCACTTGGCGAGCAATAGGTGGAGCAATTTCAGGGCAGGTGGTGTACCCGTCTAGATCCTGGTATCGATACGAACAGGAAGCGGTCGGAGCGATTGCGAATGCTCGTTCCATGTTGTTATACCGAGCCACGTTAGCAGCTTGGAGAATGCCTTGCTCAAGGAACTCAGCAAGGACGGTTGCACTTGTATGGTCATAAGGCAGTTTCGCGTTTACTAGTTTAAGAGCTTCACCAAATTCTTTATAACTTACTCCGTTACGGCGGAGAAGGTTCGCAAGTCCAAGCATTCCGAGACCGACTTGTCGATCAGTGTTTGGAGGTAAGTATTCTCCGCTTTCTCCAACGCCTGTCTTGGCGTGGAGAGCGCACAGTTCGGACATTCCGTTAACAAACGCACTTGGAATTTCATTTGGTTCACATCCGCCGAGGTTAATATGCTGCAGTAGACAGGTACCTCGTGAGGGCAGATATACTTCGAGGCAGACGTTACCGAAGATGCGATTTCCATACTTGTCGAGTTTAGTTTTGTTGAGCCAGACATCGCCGTTACGAATGCCTTTAAGTAGTACTTCACGTTTGGCAGAAGGAAGTTCATTCCACCAATCTTCATTGATATCAACACAACGCTTTACCCAGGGTAGTTGTTGACGGGAAGCCGTCACAAACTCTTCTAGGTCAGGCGAATTTGCGTCAAGATGCAGCACCACAGCGCCGTTCTTGTAGTGCCCGCCTCTACGGAGAATAGAGTTTAGGGTTGAGTAGATTTCTCCGAAGGATACTGGTCCAGAAGCCGTAAGACCCTTGCCATTTTCACTTCCTTTGGGTCGGAGCTTTGATAAATGGACAGCAACGCCTGCTCCATGTCGGAGAGCATATGAGGCGAACTTCCATGAGTCTTCGATTCCATCTTTGCCTTGCATTGAGTCTTGGACATCGAACACCGTGCAGCTGACGGGTAGGCGGGAGGTGGGATCATCGATCCAAGATTGTACACGCCCAGTACGGGCAATTTTGTCGGTGGTCATACTAAATCGGTGAGAGTTGGTGGTTGATAGTTAGGTCCTTTAAGAACCTTGCCGTCCTCCCGGCGAATAGGACAACCGTCTTCGCCTAATTTGGACATATTACTTTGGTGTACCCTGTCGAGTGCTGCGTCAAGGTCCCAGTTTACGTTTTCAGCGTATTGATAGCAGACATACACGAGGTCTGCAAGCTCTTTCAAGCAGTCTTCTGCATTACGGCGGAGACCAGGGATGTACTGTTGCTCCGCTTCTAGGAACTCTTTGAACTCCTCAATAATCAGATTCTTCTGCATAGTCCGTGAAGCTGGCGTCGTACTGTTCGTCACTTGGAAACCAGCCCTGAACTCTTTTGCTTGGTGGCTGAGAAAGGATTTCATTTTCTAGTTCGTTCTGTAAATAGTGGATTGCTTTTTGAAGGTCTTGCACTCGTGAATCTTTGTAGCCTGCTCGGCAAATGTATTTAATAGCGTTGCCTAGGTGGAAACTTAGTCCTTGGTCTCGGATGAAATCCCAAACTTGGATAGTTCCGCGACGATAGTATCCAGGTCCGTTACTGTTGGTTTTCCCCATTGTTTGACTAGATTAGCGACGTTGTTGCCGAGAATAAAGTTTTGATGTTGTAAAGCGAGGAAGATTGTAATGATATCCTCTTTATTTGTCTCAGGACGACGAAGAGCGTCTTCAATTTGACGCATCTTGAAGTCCTGTTCCAGTGTTAAGTCAACTACCGGTGGTGGCGGTCCAGAGTATGGGTTCTTGTCTGGTTGAGTCATAGTCTTTGTCTTGAAGGATCTTGGCGAGTCGGGCATTTTTGAGTGCTTCGGCTTCATCCAGACCTTTGCTAGCGAATGCCGTAACGACTGTATCCCATGTATAACCTTGCTCTTTAAAGAGGGCTTCGGCGCGTTTGATACCAATACCAGGTACACCTGAGTAGCCATCAGTAGCGTCTCCAGATAATGTTTGTATAAGATGCCATCTTCGACCGTCTTCTTTGTTCACACTCATGACTTCGTTCTTGAAATCATAAAGATCACCGGGTATCTGTCTCATATCCTTGTCGGGTGAGCAGATAATATGTCCTGGCTCTTTTGTAGCGTAGATGCCAATCGCATCATCCGCTTCAAGCGTCGGGATCGTGATGACCGGGAAGTCTTCCTTAAGCGCTTCGATGACGCGCCTGTAGCCACAGGGTTTCTTTCGGTTTCGATGCCCTTTATAATCAGGGTCGATTGATTTCCGAAAATTAGTTGAATCAGAAAAGAAAAGAATCGAGTCGTCAAAGCAGCCGAGATCGTTAGCGACAGTGTAAAGATCTCTCATTACTCTGTCTAGGGCTTCGCTAAACTTCGATTGGACAACGATAACATCATTGCCATAATCAATCTCAGTCTCACAAGCAGCGCAGTCCTTGTAAACAATATAGTCGGCATCAATGAGTAGACTCACTTGCCTTGACCACGGTACTTCTTGCGACCTCGCTTGGGAAGAGAGCGCTTTCCGTTACCTT